CTACTCGCCAAGACGCTGCGAGAGATCAACGCAGATGGCGGAGACGCTACCGAGGCGCTGGACATAGCGCAGGAACGCGGATGGCAGACAATCAAGAAAGAATGGTACTGGAATGACAAAAACGGGAACACAGGTGGCAACGCGGGCAATCGCAACACCGACGCCACGACACGCGCAATCTCTTTCGCCGGACCAGCTAGACGCACACCGTCAGCGGATAGCTTTTGATGTTGAGGTAATACTTGACGGATATTGGAATGACCGCCCGCCGGAGAATGTAAAGGCTGGCATCCTCGCAGACTGGGCCGACACGCTGGAGGACTGGACGCAAGAGCAGATCCTCTATGCCCTGCGCAAGTGGCGGAATGAGAACCCAAGCCGCAAGCCAAACCCCGGACACATTCTAAGCATCTTAAAGATGATGCGCGGCAAGGCCGAGGTGAAGCGCAACCCGCCTGCCCCTGCCCCGCATATCGAGCGCCACCGTGCAACTGGCGATGAGGCTGCGGCCATCATGGCAAACGCAGGCTTTGCACCGAAACGATTTAACGACGAAAAAAAGGGAACCACACAATGAGCGACACACAGACACAGGACGCCAGCTATTCGGTCACGGCGGGAGAATTGCGCGCCTTTGTTGAGCGGATTGAACGGCTGGCAAGCGAAAAGCAGGACATCGCGGAGCAATCCAAGGAAGTCTATGCCGAGTGCAAATCGCGCGGCTATGATACCGCCGTTGTGCGCAAGGTCATAGCCCGCCGGAAGCGTGAGGCCGACGACCTGGCTGAGGAAGAAGCCGTGCTTGAAATGTACGAGCAAGCATTGAACGGGGGCAACTGAGCATGGCCGGATCAGTCAACAAAGTAATAATCATTGGCAATCTGGGGCGCGATGTGGAGGTCAGAACCTTTGCTAACGGCGGCAAGGTCTGCAATCTGCGCATTGCCACAAGCGAGACGTGGAAGGACAAGAACAGCGGCGAAAAGCGCGAAAAGACGGAATGGCATACGGTAGCCATTTTCAACGAAGGTCTGGTGCGGATTGCCGAGCAGTATCTGAAAAAGGGCAGCAAGGTCTACATAGAGGGCCAGCTACAGACACGCAAATGGCAGGACCAGAGCGGCGCGGATAAGTACAGCACTGAGGTCGTTTTGCAGGGATTCAACGGCACGCTGACGATGCTTGACGGGCCAAGCGGCAATCGCGACTTAGAAAACGAGATCCCATTCTGATGGAAACGTGGTCCGAAATAAACGACAGGCACGCACTGGAGAAGGCCGAGGCGCTGTCGTCATTGCGTGACGCTGGCCTGACCCAAACGCAGGCGGCTCAAAAGCTGGGCATCCCGCTAGGCCACCTCAACAGCTTCATCGCCCGCAACGGCATACCGTGGACGCCAGCAAAGCAGGGTAAGAGGCAATAAAGCGTTGCAATGTTGGTGGAAAATCGCCAATATTCAACAGCGCGGCTAGGCTCATTACCGAACATCGGACCTCCCCCGACCGCCGCGCGCATTTCAGGGAGCAGTGACGAGGAGATCACAATGACAGATACATCACCACGCCGCTGGCACGCAAACGCCGACCCACGACTGCGTGACGCTGGAGACACCATCGACGCGCACCAGCGCCGGGTCACAACGCTGTGCCTTTCCCTCGCCGCTCATATGGGCCACCAGCTATCCGGCAGTGACCTACTTATCGCAGCCGCATCGCACGACGAGGCCGAGCGCGTCTTGGGCGATATGCCTTCACCAGCCAAAGCGCGGTTTGTCTTGCTTGCCACGGCCTACGCACAAGCCGAGCGCGTTGTACTGGACGAAATGGGCCTGACGTGGACGCTCACCGCCAAGGAGCAACAAATGCTGCACCTCTGCGACAAGCTGGACGCCTTCATGTTCGCTATGAGCCGTGGCGTCACAGGGCAGGAATGGGACGAGGCGCGCACCTGCATTAACGTCATGTCCGACAAGTTCAACGCGCGAGATTGGGCCGTGGCGCAGATGGAGGCCACACAATGACCCACCAAGCACCAATCGTCGCCACCCACAACGGAATGACAGAGCGCACCTACGCCGCCGCCATGCGCAATCTGGCACAGATCGAGGGCCGCAAAGGCATCCTGCCGCCGTCAAAGCAATCGGGCATCAAATCAGTCGGTCTGACGCTATCGCAGCAGCGCACCATGGATGCTCTGCGCGGCGAAATGACGGCAAACGATATGGCGTGCGCTACCGGCGTGACCATGCCAGCCGCGTATCGCATCCTAGACCGCCTTTACGAGATAGGCCGGGTGACATCGCGCAAGGACGGCAAGACGCGGCTATGGAGAAAGCTATGAGCCACACATTCGCAGAGCAGCAGACTGCTGAGCTGGCATCGCGCAGGGCTTGGCTTGTCAGCATAGTCAACGCAGGCCAGACAGCAACCGCCAGTGCCCGCATTGCAGGCATTGAGCGCGCGCAGTTTTACCGCATGTGCGCTCGGTTTGGTGTGGGTACTCATGCCGAGATCGTGCGCAGTGACGCCAAGGTGGCAAGGCTATTCAAGGCACAGGCAAGGCGCAGGGCTGCACCCCACGCCGCGCAAAGCAGCATGAAGCGCACAGGCGGGGCTAAAACCAGCCCTCACGGCGAAACACAGGCATAAGGCGACATCACAATGATTGAAGGCAAGAAGCCAAATGGGGGAGCGCCACACGCTACAGCCCACTGCGATACGCCAGAGTGCAGCCGTCATGAGGTGGTGGCCTGCGCATATCACAGGAACGGCACAAACGGCTCTGGAGGTATTCAACAGCCAGACGAAGCACAAATCCACTCCAAACTGACCAAGCAAGGCTGGTCATTCATCAAAGGCAAGCTGCGGTGCCCCGCGTGCGAAGCAAAACGGAAGGTAGTCCCCATGAAACCAGCGACAATTGCACCGGAGCCAACCAAGCGCGAACGCATCCAGATCATTTCAATGCTGGCGGAGGTCTATGACCTTGAGGCGTTGATGTACACGGGCGGGGACACTGATGAAACCGTTGCCGAAGTGCTGGGCGTGCGTCCGGGCTTTGTCTCGATTGTCCGAGATGCCGAGTTTGGTCCAGCGGGCGGCAATGAGGATATGGCGGCGCTCAAGATCGAATTGGAGGCTGCAATCATAGACGCGGAAAAGCGCGTGATAGAGGCGGAGGCAAAGGCAAAATCAGCAGAGGCGGCGATTGCTGTAATGCACGGCCTGCGCGAACGCCTTGGCAAGATCGAAAAGGCCGTGGGCAAGCGCGTTATGAAGCGCGCGTAAGGAGGGCAGTAGCATGAGCGTAGAGGCGCAGAACGAAACGCAGGCGGAAACTATCAAGGCGCTTTGGCATGAAGCATCCCGCCGCGACCGCGAGATAGAGGCGCTATCCGCGCGGTGCGAGATCCAGCAAAGGATGCTCGACTGGCGACAGCGCCGCATAGACGAGCTTGAGGCGCAGCAATCCCCGCAAGGGCAAGCAGAGAGGCTATTCAAATGAGCAACAACGTCTATTCACTCAACGGGGCAACGCCAGCGGGCCATCCAGTGCCGGCGATCGTTGAGACATTGCAGATCCTGCTAGAGCGCGCAAAGTCCGGCGAAATTCAGGGGCTGGCGTATGCCGCGTCTCACGCGTTTGGCGATGGGTTCAGCAACGGATGGGAGGCGAACGGCGGGCAGCGTGACCAACTCGGATCGGCTATCGCACATCTCAACTCGCGATATTTCGCAGGCTATGACCAATAACCACTGGCGCAGATGGACAACGACATGAGCAGCAAGGCAGCAGCACGGCGCAAAAAGAAGGCCGCACAGGGCCAGCAATCACCGCAGGCGGCAACCGTACCAGAGACAACCCCCACGGCAACCAGCGCGCGAGAAACCACGCGCCCCACGCCGGAGCGCATGGCGCAGGGCAAGTGGATCAAGCCGCAAGGTGCCGACAAGCGGTCGCAGCCGATGGTCGATGTGGCCTCGGACATGATCGGCAGGCTGTACGAGCGGGGCCAGCTAACGGCATCGCAAGAGCAATCGGCGCGCACGTTTCAAGATCTATGGGCCGCTTATCGGTCGGAGCTTGGAGTCTCAGAATATCGCTCATGCCTGGCGGGTGGAGTAGGGGCGCATGACGAAAGCGACGGCAGGCCAGAGGTCTACGCCGCATGGTATAGCCTATGCGACAAGATCGGGCGCGTATCCGTAGCGGTGATCAAGATGAACGTGGAGCGGCAGGCAGGTGAGCGGCCTATCAATCTGGATGCGTTGAAATCGGCGCTTGACAGGGTGGCGGGATAAGCATATCGTCGGGGCCAATATAGGTGCGTCTAGTGAAAGCTAGGCGCATTTTGCGTTTCCAGACAGGCGGCAACGCATGGATAAGCAACCAAGCTGGGGCGGCAAGCAAGGCACACGCCACCAGAGAGGCTACGGCACCCGATGGGATAAGCTAAGGGCGCGCATACTAGAACGCGACCTGTATTTATGCCAAGAATGTCTAAGGCAAGGCAGGCCAACGCCGCTCAAGGTTAAGCCATACGACCACGCAGTAGATCACATCTTAGCCAAGGCGTTTGGCGGCACAGATGATCCAAGCAATCTTGAGAGTTTGTGCAAAGAATGCCATGACGCGAAGAGCGTTGAGGAACTAAAGGACGCCAACGGATCACGCCGCCGTATGCAGTATGATGACAAAGGCTTCCCGGTGTGGGACGACCACGCAAGGCGATGGGGCTACAGCATACCGGACAACGTGAAGCCAAGCGGCATCCCGGTGGTGCTAGTATGCGGGCCTCCGGCATCAGGCAAGACAACGTGGGCACAGGCGCGGGCACAGGCAAATGACGTTGTGATAGACTTAGATGATTACTGCGTGAATGTAGGTGGAGCCAAATGGGACACTCGCAAGGACATAATACGCAAGGCGTTTAGACTGCGTGACGGCGCTATCCACTCGCTGCACAGGCTAACGCAAGGCACATGCTATTTGATCGTCACAGCACCAACGGACGCAGAGCGCAAAACATGGGCCAAGGCACTAAGTCAGACCACAATCAAGATCATCGCAACGCATGAGGATGAATGTATAGCGAGGATCAACGCAGAACCATCCCGAAAAGACGCTGCAACGCGACAGATTGAGGCTGTAAAGCATTGGTGGCGGGTGAATTGACCGGGGGGGGTATCCGCATCCTCAGACCGTTCAAACACAGGAC